GGCTACGACCTCCCCGATGTGCGGTTTGCAAAGCATCGAGACGACGCTGGCCCTCTGCAACCTCCGCTAATAACCCGGCTCTTATACCTTCATCAGCATCGGGGCTCAACTGTCTCAACCTATAGTTTGCTCGGTTTATCTTGTCATGGATAGCTTGCATATTCGCAGCAGCGTATATGGCCGAAAACTGCCGGTCTTGTGAAGCCGCTCGCTCTTCAAATCCTTTGGGTCTATCCTGTGTATTATCTTCCCCAAGCGTGTCGATGCTACGTTTTAGTGCATCAACCTGCGCCCTAGATTCCTCAGCACTAAGTCCTAGGAACTTCAAAAACGCGGTAAGCCCTCCGCCTTCCTCTGCCAACTTGGTCATGGCCGCCCGGAGGGCTTCCACGTTATCTGTTGCGTTCAAAAACCCCAAGGCAACGTTGTCCAGTGTTAAATCCAATTTCCCCGCGACGGAAATTTGGTCCAGATACCCTTGGATAGTGCCTTGTATACTCTCCGTCTGCCGGAGCATTGCAGCCCGTAAGCTGCGTACCGCAGCCTCCCGGCTCTTAACAATGGCTGCATCGGCATCTTCGGCGGCCTTAACTCTTTCCGCATTAGCCCGGTTCTGATCGTCCAATTGTTGCTGGTTAAACCGCGCTTGTACATCAGTCATCTTCTTTGAAAAGCCGGTGAACGATCCCAGTTCTTGGGCCAGCATATCGTCGATGGCACTGGCACCAACCCTGGCAATAGCGATCTTGTCGTCGATGCGCTTTTGTTCAAGGGCGGCCAGTTCTTGGTTGAGTTTTTCCGATGCCTTACGGGTGGATTCCGCCCGTTGGGTGTCCAACATAGCAAATGTATCTTGGGTTGATATACTAGCAGCACTGTCGCCAAATGCCTTTACCTTTTCTGCCGCCTTGAAAGCCTCATTCCCCACGGCCGCAAATTTAGGGGAAGTGAAATCAAGCGACTTTCCCAATGCGTCGGCGTCTTTCTGGACCTTCCTAGACTCTCTAGCCATCCCCTCCAGTTTGATTGCCACGGTCTCTAACTGAGAGGCTAGCGTATCATTGCCAACCAACCGGGCGTAGCTGGCATAAGCCCTGGACGCCTTTGCCGTCCATTCCAGAACCACGTCCTGGTTCTTTAGCATAAGAACAGTCAATGCGGCTATGGCAACCGCTAGAATGCCGATGGGACCGAACGCCACGCTTATAGCTGGACCCAGGGCAGTAAAGCCCGCCGCTACTATGGGCAACGCCGCAATGAGACCGGGAAGGACGATCAGCAGGGGCCCCAGGACTAGCATAAATGCACCGATGGCAGCCCCAGCGATTACCAGGGCTTTGGTAAGCTGTGGGTGTTCCTTGGTCCACGCTGCCACGGTTTTCGCCATGTTCCCAAACCGTACCGCAGCATCCGCCACCATTGGCAGCAGAACCGTTCCAAGTTCTGCGGCTACGTCACCGAGGACAGCCTTGCTTATCCGTAACTGGTTAGCCAAGCTGTCAGATGTATTAGCGAAATCCCCAGCGGTAACGGCCGTTTGAGCCATAATTAAGTCGATCCGCAGCAATCGCTTCTCTTGCTCGGTCATTTCACCCACGGCCTTGTTAATCCCCTGGGCCAACCGGAAGGTCTCCAGGCTGGCGTCTGTCACGTCGCCCGCGTAGCGCCTAATCGCCTCGGTCTCCCCCCGTAGGGCCTGGTTGATCGCCGACATAGCATCCTTAACATCGGTGTTGAATACCGAAGCCATATCGGCCGCCCGGACGGTCAACGCATTGGTTCGTTCCGCTACCTTGTCCATACTTATCCCAGTATCTTTCAGCAGGGCCCCGGTAATGGTTGCCATCTGGTTAAAGGCTTGTGCGGACAAACCCACCGACGTGGCTGCGTTTTTTCCGAACTCCAGAATCCCTTTAGACCCTTCACCGAATACTACCTGGACAGCGTTGATGGATTCTTCCAAATTGGAGGCAGCCTTAACCGAGACACCGGCAAGCCCCACCATGGCCGCGCCCATGGCCGTGATCGCTAACCCAGTAGCCCGGAACGCCGCTTGGTGTTTCTGGACCCCAGCAGCGAATTTACCCATGGTTCTGTCGGCCTGCTGAATGCCCCTGCTGGCCTCATCCTTGAGTTTCAATAACACTGAAACTGTGTGAGCTTCCGCCATTATTCGTCGTTAGCCACCAGTGTAGTTTCCAACCATAGGTCGGCTTCCTCCGGGGTAAGGTCCATCATGCCGCCACCCTCCCGGTTGATCTTGGCTTTGATGTGTTGGAGGTTCCGGTATGTCATAATCCCCCAGGCTTGCTTAAAGTTCATGGCCTCGGCCTCTGCCGGGGTACACCCAAAGGCCGAACATATCTCGCTTATTAGCGCCTCTGGCGGCTGGGGCTCGTTGTCGTCGGGGCCTTGGAAGAGGAATCTACCGAAGGCCCTGAGCCGTTTTTTCTCGTCTCGTCAGACTGAGGGCTGGCTGCAAGGCCAGTAAGGTAGACCAGTTCCTCCCCAGTTAACCCCGCTAGAATATCGGGGCGCCCTCTAGGCTGGTCCATAGGTTCGCCCATCATGTCGGTCCAATTCCATTGGATTATCCGCTTGGATAGAACTTTGCAGAGTTGGCCGAAATGCTCCCCTACATTGGCCGCGCCATCGGCGTTTGGGTCCTGGTCGGCAAATGTAATCAATTGCCCAATAACGATGATTTCCGCAACAGTGGTTAATGCCAGGACCGTCACCGACTCGCCTTCATGGGGGTAGAACGCCTGGCCCTCATGGACGACAACGCCATTTTCAATGACCTGCCCGATGTGGACCACACAATCGTCGGATGGGATTTCTTCCCAGGGGATTTTCGGGGCTTTCAGTTGGGCCTCTGGGGCCTCTAGGGCGGTTTGCTGTTGGGGCTCTTGGCCCGCTGGCTGTGTCATAATTCCCTGTCCTTTTATTAAATTCCGGCCAAAATCACAGTTTTTATTGTTTGTCAAATAGCTCAGATGGCATTCTAAGCCGTTTTAACCGGGGTCTCTCTTGTTAGTTGAACAATGTATAACGGACCCTCTTTTTTATACCCGGACGTATGTTCTATAGATTTTGGAGGGGCTAAACCCTAGAGGACGCCGCCTATCAGAACGTCCTCTAGGGCCGCCCCAGCAATCGGGTTGGAACGGCGGGCATTTCAACCGCTTCTTTCATCCATCGCACTATGACGCGACCAACCCCATTTCCTTTAAGCCCTAGTAGGTGCTATGCCCGTCTGGGAGCGGCCCCATCTATGGCCGCCGAACCGCCGTTGTGGCGGAAAGTCGCCGAGTACCGGATTACGTCGTTGATGTTAGCGACGATCTGATACCGGGTGCAGATCGCAAAGCCGTCGTACCCGGTTGTACCGTCCGGTTCAAAGTCCCATTCTTCGGCCTCAAGGCCCAGTTCATTGAAGATCGTAGCGTCACCCTGGGAAGATGCCGGGTCCCATGATCCTTGGACCTCGATGGTCGCTGTGGGCTTACCGGCTATAGGCACTTGATAAGTATCGGCGAAGGCCGTGGCGTCCGCCTCTGGTACATCGAACGTTAAAGTAACAGTGTTCAATTCATCTTCAAGGGCGACACTGTCGAAACTGAAATCTGCGTCCTTGCCATGTGTGCGTGCCACTTGATACCTCCGTCGTTTACTAGAATGGTGTTTCCCGGCCCTGTGAGCCGTTTTAAGGGGCCTCTATGCCACTGCCCTTACCGTTTCCCCCGAATTCTGGAGGATGGCCGTATACCGGGCCACATCGCCAACGTTGTAGACAATGCGAAGGGACTGGAACAACGACCCGGTCAACCCGGACGCCGTGGTTGTAAAGTGGGGATCGTTAGCGCCCACACTCCCTCCAGTTGGAGCGAACGTTGCGGACTTTGCCCCATCTAGCCGGGCGTCGAATAGAGTGTCCACCCCCTGGGATACCGCCGGGTCTACGGTTCCCTGGAGTTCAAACACTCCCGATTTTTTCCCCGCAAGGGGGACCGCGTAAGTATCGGCAAACGCCGTGGCGTCCGCCTCGTTCACGTCCATGGTGAGGGTGACCGTATTTAGTTCATCCTCAATTGCCACGCTGTTGTAGGTAAAATTAACGTCCTTGCCATGGGTTCTTGCCAACCTGTCACCCCCTTTAAGTTAGATATATGCCGAAACCGACCACGATGGAGAATGTCCGGGACCCAGCCCCGGCATAGGTGATTACAACCCGCCAGAATGTATCTGTGGTCGTAGTCGTATCCGTGATGACTTCTGACAGAGCCACACTCGCCTGATCCAACTGAGTGAAGGTAATTTCGTCCGTTGGAGATGGAAAGCCCGTGGTATCGTGCTGAATCTTTACATCAAGGGTGTTGTTGCCTGCCCCACCTGGGGCGGCCAACAACCGGAGAATGCCGCGCCCGGTCTGGCCGGACGACAGTGCCCCAGCTTCCCGTTCTGTACCATTTTCCGTCGCCGCTTGCGCGGTCGCAGCATGTAGAATCACCGACCGATGAACCACCGACTCGCCTAGCCAGTTCACGTCCAGGACACAAGCGGCCCCGATGTTCGCCGCCCTGGACTGGCTTTGTACGATGGTCTGCCCCTCGTAACCTAGACTGCCACCAATGTTGTCGTGATACACCCCAACGGCGCGGGCAGTTGCCGTTAGGTCTATGAACATCTCGGCGTCATAGCCACCGGTCCCGTCGAAGAACCCGTTTATGTTAAAGGCAAAACTACCTTTGCCTTGAAGATAGGTCATGTCTGTATCGGCAAAGGCCGTTGCGTCGGCTATGGCTGTTTCGACTAGAAGCTCCGCCGTGTTGGACAACCCGGAAAAATCGAACTCATCAGCGTAATGGGCAACGCTTTTGGCGTGAATACGTGCCATAGTTAACTCCGGTTCCTAAACTTACCTAGACCCGTAGTTTCATTCTTCCGTTTGAACTCCATAGCTTTTAGGGCGTCCTCTCTGAGCCGTTCCTGGACTGGGGACCCGGTATATATTTGAACCGCCCGGACCCGAAGCAGTTGTGCCAGATCGGTTATTTCGTCCCCGTCCATCTGGAATCGTTCCCCCTTGGCAACTGGCGTCTTGGGAGGAACTGCCCCAGGAGCGTTCTGTATCTCCAAACGAACCAGGGCGATATACCAGACTTCCCTATCCTCGATAATCTGCACGTTTCGCCATCCCCATTCGTATGAGCCCTTCCTCGGAAATGCCCGGCTCATCACCGTCCAGGGTAAATTGATCCCCTTCGCATATCAGGATCACCGGGTCAGGGCTGCTAGGCCCCTGAGTCAACCGGAACCGCTTTAGGGCAATTAGCATTCGGGGTGGCGGGACATATACCTGGCCCCCCTCAAGCCTGGTCTCCCCCTGTCGGGCCGCCTGTTCCAGTCTATTTGCCGCGTCGTTTGCGTTCATTCTCTACTTCCTGCCAGATGTTAAAGTCGTCGGCCATGATTATGTTGGTAAACTGCTTGGCCCCGATGGGACAATTGGGGGTCTGGCAATATCCCCAGCTTGTTCTCCCCTCGGCTGTGTCGATGATCCAGTAGTGAACATGCTCAGGACTCATCGGCGACTATGCGCCATAGGCCACCGGTCGATTGCCACATGTCCGACCCTCTCATTTCCGTTAAGTACAGGTCCGACTCCCGGCGCATCCATAACAAGCTGTAGCTGGACATACTAAGGGCGGCATTCTGAAGGACTGCATCAACCAGTGTGTCAATCTCGGTCGCTTCCTTGGGCCAGGGGGAGTCAGAGATCGCTAGAACCTGGTAAAGAGCGTCGACCCCCCGGATGGTATAGGTCGGGTAATCGTCTAGTTTGGCGATGGCCTGGAACTTGACCCAGGGCGGGTCGATGTTGTCGGGAACGTAACTGTTCCATATCCCGCCCGTCGCCTTGTTTAAGACCGACTGGACATTCAAGACAGTCATTAAGGCCGCCTCTACCTCATCCCGGAAGTTAGCCAAAGAGTTGCCCCACAGCCCTGGCGAATCCTGGGCCCACCTGTTCAATTGCCGGGGTAAGAAACGGCCTGGCGGCCATGCGGACGGTCCCAAACTCCAGGGAGGGAGCATACTCGGTACTGGGCCCTATCCGTCGCTCCAGGCCGTTACCAGACACCGTTATGGAGTTCTTGGTCGCGCCGGTGTCCACCGGGACAAGGGCCTTGGCCCTGCCCTCAACATCGTGGGCAGCTTTGTCCAGAACGTTCTCCAACTTCGGAACCAAGCCCAGGACCAGCCGCCCCAGGGTGTCGTTGGTCACCTTGGCTGTCATTACGTAGGGCATTAACCAGACGCCCCCTTGATCGGCAGTTGTGTGAAAACAATCTTGGGGCAAGCGTCGTATGGGGCAAGTTCATTCATGTCTACGCCCGCCGGATGATTCTCATCAAGATGGAACACCAACCGGTAATCCACGTCCTTATCCCAAGCGTCATACACCATTGCCAACAATTCGTTGATCCCTTGTTCGCCCGAAATGATGATCGTATTGGGTGGGTAGTCAGCCATCTTACCCCCAAACAAAAAGCCCGGAGAACGCCATACAGCGCGTCTCCGGGCCTCTTTGGGCCTCTAGTTACCTTCGGTTGTAGGACCGCCCCAACGGGCCTCTCAGGGCCACCAGGGGACTATTATGGGAAGGGGCCGGGCCGGTTCTCTGGAGGGGGAGTCCCGGCCCTCCGCCAAACGATACCTGACCAGCATACCACCCGGCCTCTAGTGGCTGTCAATCATCACCCCGCCCCGACCGTCCGGGACGTAGTTAGGCTTGGGGGGTGCAAATACCGTTAAGGCTTTGCATTTGGATTGACGGCATTGGAGTTCTAGCCATCCTTTGAGACCGGTTAGGTCACCCCGCCCTACTTTGCTGCCACAGGTCCCGCATAACAGCCAGGGGCCTATAGCCGGTGTATTAGGCATCTGCGGGCCGTCCCATAGGACTTGTCGGTGTTGACGAATACAACCTCGTATAGCTGGCCGTTGTGGTCGACCCTGGCCGTCTCATCTACGTCCTGATCGTGGGCCACGGTCAACACGTATTCAGCGATCACGTCCTCCCGGCCCATGAACGGGGCTTCCTTGCCGGTACGCTCCGCTATCCGGGCCCTGATCCCCGCGTGGCTGATTGTGAAGGACCGATCCATCCCGCCCCTGCCATCGCTAATAGCGTTCGGCGTCAACAGATCGACCGTTATATCCAGACTGGCCTCGACCGTCTCTCGGATTAGGGATAGCTGCCGTCCGTCAAGCATTCTAGTTTCTCCCTAAGCGCAGGAATGTCGGGGGCTCTGGAGGGGGGCTGGCCACCGCACAGCCTGGACAGCCAAGGCGGCAGACCCAGGCAACTCGCCCATCTGTCAGGACCCTCAACTCGGATAGCTGGTGGGCTACTGGAGGAACGGCCACGTTTCGTCCTGCTGTGTGGCTGTCACAGCGTCGGCGTCGGTGTTCTGAGAGAACCCGTCCACCGGCGTGGGCATGACCACCACAGACGGGAGCGACTTCCGCCGCCACCTGGACGCTTGTTTCATCCAGTGTTCATACCGGGCTGATCGGCGAAAATTGGACCCGTCGGCGCTAAAGTCGAAGTCCTCGGCGGCCCGGTTAGCCATAGTCTCACAAGCCAACGCTATGGCCTTGTTGATGGTGACCTCGGTAACTAGGAAGTCGTCCCACTCAGCGTCACTAAACAGCGCCACGTCGGTACCTACTCTGGTGTCCCCCATGTATCGGCGGCACCGGTTCCGGTCGGTGGTCGAAGTATCGTCGTATGTAGACGCTCCAATAGCCATTACGGTACCTCAATGACGACGTAGGCGATTACCTCATCGGTAACTGCATCGCCCTGGGCTATGCTTACCTCAACGGCCCCAGGGACAAAGAACTTGTCATAGGCCCCGGTCACCGCTGCCCCAGCATTATCTTCTACCTGGCGCCGGGGGTATTGCCATCCGTCTGTATTGTTGTTGGTTAGGACCACGATGGTCTGTTCCCCCACGTCGCTGTTAGCCAACGCCTTGATGGTCGTGTCGGTGGTGGAGGGGGCACTGGTAAAGTCAACGTACACCCCTATGAAATAACAGGGCGGGACCGTCTCAACAGCGGACCCAGTGGCGGAGCCGGCAGACCCCGCCCCAGTTACCTTAATTTTCCTAGTCTCTAATCTTCCCATCTTGCCCTCTGCTAAACGGCCCCCAGGGGTTAGCTGGGGGCCTGATTGCTACTACCTGTTGGTCGCAGGGTGGGTTAGACCGGGACTTCTTCCCACTCGATGCAAGAGTTATAGAGCGCAACGGAAGCTAGGCGCCCAGCGACCCAGACCATAGTACCGGGATATACGTCGACCGACCCATGGAACAGATGGTCAATACGGCTGATACCGTTGGCGGTGGCGTCAGCTTCAACACCGGACCCACCCAGCCCCCGGACGGCCTCTTCCGCTACCCCGGCGACGATGGTCACAGTCCCGGCGTTAGAGGACCTTACCTGGGTAGCGGCTCCGCCGCCACGACCAGCCAGGGCGTTGATTTCGCTTAGACGACCGCTGATGGGCTTTGTCTCCGCAAAAGCGGTGATTTCATGGGCGGTGGCTACGTTAGAGCCCATTTGGGTCCGGGCCATAAGGTTGAACGAGTTTACGGCTGCCGTACCGCTTACCCGGTTGGTGGTGAACCGAACTAGCCGGACGATTACGCCGGAGTCCGCAGGGTTCCAGATCGGCAGCCCGCCGACGATGGCGGTGGCTGTATAGATCGGGATAGCCAACCCCAACGGCGTAACCATCTGGGAAAAGTAGTTACCGTTCGCTGCCTTGGCATCACCTGCGGTAGTGCGTAGCGCCCGCCCTTCTAGTACGTCGGCGTCCAGTCCTTCAATGATGATTCTAGCCATGTCTGTTCACGCTCCTGTTACCCGCCGAACTATTCATCATCGGTCGGGTTGAATCGCTCCCCATCGGGGAACAGATCGTCGCTGTTTGCCACGGCCACGATGGCCCGGCGAATTTCATTCTGGTCCCTGAGTAAGTCCGTTAATAGCTGGCAGACTTCCTCCAGTCGTTCGTTGGTATCCTCGACGCCTTCCATTTCCAGCCAGACCTTTTCATCAGCGTCGTAGATAAACCTGTCCCCACGATCTGGCGTAGGCCCCACGATAGTACAGATCGACCCTGTTTGGATGGAAGGGTAGACCACAGCCCCCACGAGGCCCGGTCCAGTATTCGCCTTGGGTAGCGGTACCTGGTCCGGGAATCGCTCCCCGGACGTTTTGTAGTACCGACGGGATTCCCGCGTCTTTTCAAAGGCCATCGGTTATCCCCCTTAGTCGTCGACCGACGGGGTCTTGACTTGGGTTTCGGCTTCGTTTCCAACTTCAATGTAATTGACGTTATCGTGCGCCATCCCTGTCTGTACGGTAGCGGCGTCGATAGTCGCCAAGTCCGAGAAGATGGTTACATTCCGAATTATGCCGGTGTTGGCGCCGTCGCCCTGTATGCCTGGTTCCGCATCGGACGTTATTACGCCTTCCTCGATTAGGGACCGGGTAGAGACACCGGTGAATAAGATACCCGCTACGGCAGCCGCTCCGGTAATCTCAATCCAGAAGTGACCGATATAAACCCGGTCGCTTATCCCGTTGACGTGGACGGCCTGTTCCGCACCAGCAGCGGAGGCATGATGATAATATTCTAAGCCGATTATCTTCGTCCCGGTGCAGGTCGCTTTTAATTCGATGCCGGTTACGAATTCGTCGGTTCCGTCGCCCGCTTCCCCAGGTAGAAACTCTAAGTCCTCTAGCCGAGTGTGGGTAACGGTCGCCTCTATGTCAATGCCAATCAAGACGGCAGTAACCGAGGGGCGAAAAGTCCAGTTACGGACCATCACTCCGTTGGCACCGATATCCAGGCTGGCGTTGGCGTGGTCATAATCTATCCGGGGCCGATCTGGTCCGTTCCCCATGCCTATGATGCTAATACCGGCTACGTCTGCGTCAATCTGTGCGTCGCCGATAGAATCCACATGGCCAGGGTATCCCAGGATAATGTCGCCGTTGTTCGCCGTACATCGACCTATGGCCGCGTCGAGTGTCGCCATGGGAAACCGCGGGTCGGTCCCATCGTTGCCGTCGTTAGCGTTAGTGTGACCGGAATCAAGATGGATAACGTCCCCGCCTGTCACTGGTAAGTTTCCACCGCCGACGGGAACCCCCCTGCTACGGATGCCCTGGGGGTAATTGGTTTGTCCACCGGCCACGGGTAGCAGCGCCCAGTGCCCCAAACGTCTCCAGGTCTGGGCCTTGGCCCTCTGGACCTGGTATTCTTGGCGAATCATGGCCCCCACCCCAACCAACACAGTAAGGACGGCGACCAAGACAGCCAGTGCCAGGTTAACCCGGTGGGCCTGTCTTAGTTTACGCATTTGATTTCCTCCCTTGGGTCTCAGGCCGGAACTACCCGGCCCCTAGCCCTGTGTTACTTAGGATGGGTTCTGGCCGTGAATCCAGCGCCAATCGGTCCAGCCGATGCCATACCGCATGTATCCCACGAACTTGGACAGCATGGAGTCGAAGTTCTTTTCCTGGTTGAACTCCGGGCGGACCCGCCACTGGAATTTGAGCATCTGTTTCATCTTCCGGCTGTCGATCAGGAACCAGGCGTTGGCGTCGGTAAGCCTGTTCCAGACCACAGGGCGGATGCGACCAGCGAACATATTAACGTCGAACTGGGCCGACCCCGGTTCGTACAGGGCCCGCTCATTCACGATCTGGGTAGCTGTGCGCTCCAGTTCGGAGGGTACCAGCAACATATCGGGGTTTACCCCCACCAGTTCGCCCTTGTCATCGGTGTAGTTCCGCATAAGCTGGCGGGTAGTATCCAAGTTGGGGAGACTCAACGCCAGGGTTCCTTCGTTGGATTGAGTGTTCCCAGTGTTAACCGGACTCTGTGGGTGGGCTGTGGACAACAGTCCCACAGCATCAGCACCGTCCGTGGACGCGCCCATCCGGTTGGTCCCTGCATCGGTAAAGCCATTGATAAAGACGTTGGCCGCGTCGGTCTCAATGGTGTTTGCGAAGGCCAGGCCGAGGTTACGAGCCCTGGTCTCTATGGCGTTGTATTGATCGTCATCCACCAGTTCCCGCTCGACTTGCATACCCTTGGCAAACTGGTAGTTACGAATGTCCACCCGGTAACCGGCGTCAAAGTCCTCGTAAGGGACTGTGCCATTCCAGGGCGGCACCAGGCCGATGGCCCCCATGCCCTGGTAATGCTCGGTAAACTTGGTGGAAACGGATTGACCGAACAACATCTCCATAAGTGGGTCCGGTCGCCCCAGTTCCTCAAAGAACCAGACCCGGAGGCCCGGCTCTAATAGGTCTGCAAAGCTCCCTGCTGAAAGTACCATTTTTCAATTCTCCCTATGAACGAATGACCCTTGTTAACTACCTAAAAGTAGACGTGTTCGGCTTGAATGATCATAAACCGGGTCGGATCGGCGTTCTGTTCCTTCCGGCCAATGACCCGAACGTCGCTGTTTGAGTCGGCTGCCAATGCCATTGCTCCGGTAGCCCCGGAGATATCCAGAGTAACCCCCAGGTTCCGGGCATTGGTGTCGTCTACGTCCTCATACACGGCGTCAGGGCTCACAAGGACTTTTACCCTGGTTACCGCCGTGGTTCCGGCGACTACGCCAGGCTGTCCAACGGTAGCGTCCGCTGGGTTTTCCGGCCCTTGCATGAGGCCGATCATATCGGCGTCATTGGTAGCCGCCAGGTCCGCCCGTCCGTTGGTCTGTGCGGATAGTAGGTCTCCCTTGGTAAGTGTTTCGGTGTCCTGCATAACCAGAACATCGATCTGGGGGCGGCCCCCGTAGAGGTTGTAAGCCCAGTTAAAGCCTTGTGCCATCTTGGCCTCCCGTTACTGTGTCCTGTTCCCTGCCAACGACTCGGCATACTTGTCCTCTGGGATACCCATCCTCTGGGCGGTTGCCCGCTGGGCTTCGGTCAGAGGTACCGGGGTGTTGGCCGGGTCTCCAGGTCCACGATTCATGTTGGGGGCGGGGTTCGATGCGGGGGTCCCTTTGAGGTAGGGCTTGGCAGCTACCAGGTTCGTTAGGGCCTCATCGGTGCCTGTTACGCCTTCCTCCGGTGTATACCGGACCTTCCCCCGATCTATCAGCGCCAGGGCGGCCTCCGGGTCAATGATCCCGGCCATTACCGCCTTGGTCTTAACGTCCGCCGATATCATTACATCGGCGATGGTTCCCTCTAGCCGCGCCTTGCTCTGTTGCTCGGTGGCTAGTTCCTTTTGCAGCCGTTCGGTCTCGGTCATATTGGCCCTTTCCAGTTCGTCGGCCTTGGCCGCCTTGGCCTTCAACTCCTCCAGCTCGGAGTCTGGCATGGCCTTGGCCGCTTCCTCTCGACGGGCCGCCGCCGCCATAGCGTTGGCCTGTTCCTGGGTCACCATTCCCGCCGGGGGCGTAGTGGCCGGTGGATTACTGGCGGGGTCCTTATTTGGTTCCGGGTCCTTGACCTCTGGCTGTGTCATTTCTTCGCCTCATTTTTGACCGCCAGGTGGGGCGGTAATCTCCCGGTTACTGCCGGGGTCAGAACGATGGGCAAAAAATAAGGCCCCTTGTGGGGACCCTAGACTCCGGCGGGGATTGCTCCCGGCCTGCATCGGGGTCAGCCACAAGGGGCCTGTTGCTCAGGTTGCCCTTCGCTAAGGGTTATTCTAGGGCCGGGTCCTTACACTTGTCAATCCTTCCAATCTCCGTAAGACTCCAGGACACGATTTGTCCGGCCTTGATGTTCAAGGTGATGTTGCCATGCTTCTGGTCCCGGATGAAGCCCAGAATCGCTTCGTAGAGGGGCGGGGGCACATCTACAGCGGTGTCCGCCATCCCTACCCTCTGGCCCATTCCAGAATGCGTTGGTGGGGCGTCTCCCCCAGGTCCGCCATTACGGTGACCAGTTCGCGGGATAGCTGCCGATAATTGTAGACCCGTTGGCCGGTGATAATGGACGCCTCGGCCTTTCGGGCAGCGGTACGGTTGACCCTGCCATCCTGGGTTTTGATATCCAGGCTGTACTTGTGCATCCCCGGCAGACCAGTCTCTACAATGCCCGGCCCGGCCCAAGGGCTCTCGTCGACCCCGTAGAAGAACATCGCCACGCCTTCCTTGATTTCCTTGGAGGTCTCATTGACACGAGCCGCCTCGGCAGCCGTCGCGGTACCGTCCAGGATATCGTCCACCCAAGCCGTCCGCAGAACCTTGTTGTTGACCAGGATGCCGTAGAGGTTTTTAGCGATATTGGAAACGGCGAACTCCGGGACTGTCATATCAGCGATATGGACCAGTTCATGTAACAGAACCTCGGCCTGGCGCGTCTTGGGCAGAGTCCCGTCGATGATAATCAGGTTGTCCGCTTCGTCGGTTTCCCCAAGAATGCTGCGGTTTTTCCGGTCCCCGCCGATGGGGTCCTTGGTCTTGACGATGCGCCACTTCTGTCCGGCGTGTTCGATGCTCATTGTCCACTCCCGAATGACCGGATGTTAGCCCAATTACCTGTGTGCAGAGAACGATAAATGGCCCTAGCGTAAGGTGTATGCCAACGCCCCAAGACCACTGCCCGTTGCAGAAACCGCAGCCAGTCAATCACTACTTGTTCCCCTTTAGCCGTTTGTCTTTCGGTGGCCCAGGTTTGACACGACCACTAGGGGACTTGGGCTTTCCTCCGTGACTACCTGGGTGTCCCTTTTGCGCTGTGCCCGCTCGGCTAGAACTTCCTCCGTTGGCTTTACCCATAGCCTTGCTGCCTCCGTTACGAGTCCGTCCTTGCCCATGATCGGGGCGTGGTCGGCTGCGTCGAATGGGTCCAGGGGTTCGTCGTTCCGTTCGTTCTCTTTGTAGTGGTTCTGTTCCAGGCCACAGGATTGACACCGCCGTAGGACCAGACCCAGCACAGGATAGGCGATCCCCTGTTCCTCGGTCAACGTCGCCAGTACCAGGCTGGAACTTTTACACCTGTAGCAGTTCAAGCTAACCCTTGCCCCTGGCCGCGTGGGCCTGCTCGGCTATGTTCCCGCCGGTGGTCGTACAAGTCGTCCCTGGGGCCGCGTCACAGGTCGGACAATGGAACGACATGGCGTCGGTCTCGTTTTCTTCCTCTGGGCTCTGGAGGGGCGCTACTGGCTCTACCGGCCTTCCTGGGTGGGACGCCGCCCAGGCCGTCGCCGCCTGGCGGGTCTCTATTTCCTCGGCAATCTCGATTAGCAAGGTAATGTCGTTCTCGGCCTTGGCTTTCTCTGCCCGATCCGCCAGGTCGTCGAACGACCACCCGTCAAACCCCATACCAGGCTTATGGACCAATTCGGGTTCTTCCGGTTCCGGCGCCTCAATGACCAGGGGCCGCCCCAGGGCATTGGCTACCCTGGCCGCTCCCTCTACCGCGTCCGCCGTTAAGAACATAGCGTGACACTTGGGACAGACCGGGTGATGGTCTGATACCTGGCTAGCGTGGTCACAGAACGGGCACCACCGGGTTGGGGGCCTGGTGGCCCGGCTTACCCGAATGATCGGGACGGGCCTGGTGGTGCCAACTGACTGGGCGTAGTATTCCACAGGTTCACCGTTTGTTGTTAGCGTAGTCATGCTTCCTCCCTCGTACTTTCCTCGGCCTGCCGGGCTTCCTCCGCCTGTTCCTTGGCTACCCGCTCCCTGGCCTGAGCGTTGGTTTCTGCGAAGCTGGCCTCTATTAGGTCGGATTGTTCGGTTAATTCGGACCCTGGTATAGGTTCGGGGTCTGGCATAATTTTACCTCCCGGTTAATGTCTCCCGAAATACCGTATTTACTTGCCTAATATCGATGTGTAATACAACAGCCTCGGACTGTCTAGCGGTTGCCTCCCTGGTGATTTCCCGCCGTAATCCTAGAACCTCAAACCGCCCAGCTAAGATGCGTTCCCGTTCCCCTCCAGCACTAATATACGTGCTAATTGGCTCGATGTTCAACCCCCTGGCCCCGGACTCAACATTAAAGACAACGGACGCTTCCGTTTCTGACACTCCAGTCCCCGCAAATGACTTTCCTTTATCCAAACTCGTAGACCAGCTTGATATCTGGGTCTCAAAATTTTTCCCGATTGCATATTCCGCCTCAAAGTCTGCAACGGTTTTACCCTCCACCCGGATACCCCTATAAAGGGGCTTGTCTATCCTAGGGGCCACAGATACAGCTTCGGCTATTGTGGCCCCTGTTCGCTCTGGCCCGGTTAGATTGGATACGTCGCTACCGTCTACCCACCACCTGGCCCCGGTCCTCATTCGTTCATTCCCGCCAGTGGTCCAATGGTTTATGGCTCCTACTAGGTCGTCTCCATCGGGAGTGTCGGCCATAGTCTTAACATTGGTTGTAATTATATTATGAGCATCGCCACCATCCAGAGGGCTTGGTAACGTATCTATCTGGGCGGCTGGTTGGCTAAATCGGCTCTGTGGGGGCTTTACGGGCCTCGGCCTACCCAGGGGCCGGGTAACCGCCGACTTGCCCCAGATGGGGGAGTCCAGGACCATGACAAAGTCGTCGAACCCGATGGTCCCGTTCTGCCATTGGCGATACCGTTCCTTCCCCAGCATGTCCCGCTGTACCGACGAGGGCTGCCGGTCGAACCACTGTTTAGCCGACTCCGGTGGGGTCAGGTCCTCCGGTACGTCCAGCCCCAGGTCGGCGTAGGTGACCGTTACCGGGACCATAGCGCATCGGCATCCTGGGTGGCTGTCGATGGGTTCGTTCGTCTCGTATTGTTTCCCGTCCAGGGACAGACAGGCCGGACAGGTCCTCCCGTCCTTGGAGGCCGACCGCTGCCAGCCCTTAACGACGGCCTTGTTGCTTTCGTAAGTCGCCCTGGTGGACTCCCGGTAGGCCCGGAGAGTTTCCGTCCGGCTAATCAGCAAGGACCGGGTCAACCCCAAACCAGTCTTGTCGGTGATAAGGGCTGCCGTCTTGCGGGGGGAGAACCCCCTGGCTATCCCCTGGGATATGCCCTCCGTGACACCCTGAGCCGTATCCTGGCCCAATGGGGCCAATAGCCGACCCAGAGGCGCACCATCACCGGAGATGCCCGCAAACGCCTCCACAGCGCCAGCAGGGAGGGTATTCCATTCCACCCCTACCGCCGCCAAGGTATCGGTGCTTATCCCCACCGGGAGGCGGGCATCGACGGTGGACCGGACCCCTGCCTCGGCTATCCCTACCGCGTCCCGTTGGGCCTGGGTGATTAGGTCCCCGGCGTCAACGGCAAACTTGGCAACGTCCCGCTCTACCTGGGCTATCAAGGCCCTGTACCGCTTGAGACGCTGCGTCTGGGCAAAGGTAAGGTCCTTTTCGGCGACCTCCGCCAGTAGAAGGGCAATCTCGCTCTGAATCCCTCGGTGGATGGGTATGTAGCGCCGGATCATTTCGGCAGCGGCTTGTTGCTCCCTGCCAAGAACAGCGGCCCGGAACTTGCGAACAGACGCTACGGCTTCCGGCTCAGGCATGTATCCATTCCCAGTAGCCATCTGCTCCGAAATGTTTAGCTGTCTTGCGCCCCAAATTGTCTGGCGTGTAAGTTTCCCCTAGCGGATGGTTTGCAGGGGGTTCCAAAATGTTGTCGGTACCCCCTCGATGATACGGTCTATCAAAGGAACACGACACATCATTGGGAGACTCTTCGGCTTCAATACGCGGACGTTCCCATCCATAAGGACCCACGGACCGCTTACGCCGCCGCTTGGGCCGATCTATAGCCGGAAATTGGGCTGGAGGCGGGCGGTGGAGGCGGGCGTGTGCTCTGGCAAGGATACGGCTTCGTTCTCTAGCCTTTTTCAGTTCCTGGTCTGATATCATGCCCGTTGGATTGACCACTAATTCATATCCAACAGACCCTTCAAAATACATGCGCCCCTGAGGCCAGGCAATGGCGTAAAGCCGACCAAGATATGTGCCTGTAATAGGCAATGCCCAGGCTTCCCCCTCAGGATAATCAGGCATAGAACTGGCCCACCATGAGCATAGCCAACCGGACTACCTCCTGGTAGCGGTCTTTGGGGCAGCCAAATTCGTCAAAGCTGCCCGGCTCATACCAATCCGCCGATGCGACAGCGTCAATGGCTTCCTGCCGCTGAATGGCCCAGCCCAGTGTCTTATCCATCTATCGCTCTCCCATCCTCACCAACCTGGTCTGGGAAACATGCTGGGCAGAACCAAACGTAGGGCCCCCGGACCAGTTGGACCCGGTGTTCTATACACCAGCGCCCGGCCCTACCGGTCCCAGTCCCTTTGCTACGTCGCATTCCGCACAGTCCATTACCATCCAGAGTCCACGAGGGTTACCGATCACGCGCTTGCCCGTGTCGTCGCACCACGGTCAATTAGGCTTGAGATGGTTCCGAGCCCGCTCGACCAAGTCATCCCAGAACTGCCACCGGGTTAGCCAGTTGAACCCCAGGATGAGGTATGCCAGTGCCGTCTTTAGTTGTTTCATCACAACCCCCAACCAGGGTGTTTCCAGAATGGGCCGCAGACCTGGGGAAGTAACACACCTACGCCAAGGCCGAACGCCCACACCAGGATAACGGTCCAGATCACAGCTAAGGTTCCCCACAGTTTAGCCATTATGGGGTCCCGCCCTCAATGTTCCCGGCCGTGAACCCCCTAAGTATCTCAGCACCAACGTTTGCATCCCGAACCTTGGTGGCCGTCTGATCCTCCAGCATTCGGTCAATCTGTTCCTGGTCGTAGCCCATCTCCCGCCATAGCTGTTCCTGGGACACCCCCAGGGCGGCTTTCTTTTCCAACGACTCCAGGAACGCTACCTCGTTGCGGGTGTTGGGATCATCCCAGCCTACTTCAAACCGCTCAGTGAGTTCTCCCACCGACTGGCCGAACGTTTCCTGGACTTTGAGGGCGAAGGCCATAACGTCCTCCCACCCATTGCCGAACCGGACCTGTCGGTCCTTGGCCTTGGCTATCAACCCCGACTCCGCCGTTTTAAGGGCCTCCCCGGACGGCGCACCGCCCATTAGCTGGAATAGGTACTGGGGGGTCCGGGTAGTGCCAGCGATGTGCTGAACCAGGGCGTCCATAGTCTTGAGGGCCCCCTCCGGGCTGTCTGCCGGGATAGTGCCAACCTTGGAGGTCCCTCCCTCATCGTCGGACTTCATGCTCCAGAACGCGCCTGGAATCATATCAACCGCTGTTCTGTCCAGGTTCATGTCCACCACGTAGGCCCGACCAAACCCGGCGTTGTCGTTAATCATCGCCAGGTCAATCAACGTCTTGTTGAGTAGATCCTGGATATGTATGGCGTTCCGTAGTTCGGACTGCCCGAAGTCTGACCCGGCTGGCTTGTTGCGGAAGTGGAAGATGTTGACGCCCATTGGCTGCCCGGCCTTGTCCAACCAGGGCTGGGGCCAGCCTTCCTCCCCTGGGTCCCGGTGTTTCTGCCAGACGGTATCCTTGGGCCCTACAGCGTACTTCTCTATCCGGTCTGGATAGTACAGGTTTAGACGGGTTAGCATGTCTTCCCCGATGGGACGCTCAACCCATTTTTTGCTTGCCATGTCGATGCGCCTGGTGGCCTCGTTGTAGTGGGGGATGATGGTCTCAGGAAGCTGGTGGGTTATGAATACCCGGCCTTCCTGGGGGTCCCAGTCCACCAGGACGTAAGAATCGCCCACCATGACCGACTCGGTGTGGACTATGCTATGGGTCTCATCCATGCGGTTGGCTTGCCAGGTATTCCAGGCCCACTCTGCCACGGGCTTAGAGTCCCCGTCCTCGTTGGTCCCGAAGGACGTAACCATAAGCCGCTCGGCCAAGGCGTCGACCACGACCTCCATAAAGTTGTCCCGGAACTTCAAGTCCCCGCTGTTAAGACCGCTGTTGAGGAACTTTTTTAGCCGGTCGGTTAACTCGGTCGGGTGATCCCCGCCGTAATACCGGCGGAACAAAGCGTAGTCGGCCCGGCGCTCGGCCTCCATCTTCTGGAGCCAATCGTTAAGGGCCACCATGTTGGGGTCCCCAAAGGACAACCCGTTGACGAATACCTCAACTGCTTGGAGTACCATTGGGCGCTACCTCCCGGTGTTCCTCACTTAATCCCAGATGGATTAGAGTCGCCATCACCCTAGAGTGGGTGTCTGGCCTATTTGTTAACTCCAACTTGTGGAATATGAGATTGCAGTAGTTCTCTACTGCCCTGATGGATATTGTCAGCCGATCCGCTATAACCCGGTTGTTCGCGCCTGTAGCTACCTCGGCCAGTACCTCCGTTTCCCTAGGTGTTAACTGAATCATACCGGTACCTCCCCGGTGATCCCAGGCCGCCAAGGGACGTGATAGATCACTGCCGTTAGTTCAAGCCGGAAGTCTCCGGTTAGTTGCTCCGGGTCGCTCTCAAGCGTTGGAACGTACCGGGCTAGATGCTGGGGGACAAGCTCCCCGGTCTCTATCCGGTGGATGGTCTCATGGAGGATGCGAACGAGGTTATCCCTGGGGGACGGTGCCGGCTGGATCATGACGTAGCTTTCTCGGCTTTTTGGACGTCATAGCCATGGTAACGTTCGTAAACTGGCAGTAACACATCATTCCACAGCGGTTTGACTTCCTCCATCACAGATGCGTATGTGAGATGTTCAAAGGAACACCGACGCACCATTTCCTCCGCACACCGAATTGCTAGGCTCTGGTCAATGAATGGCTCGCCGATTCGATACCCGGTCGGCTCATGGGTAATTGAATATTGGGCGTCCCCATGCTCCCGACTCCGCCCGATGTGTGCTATCGCCAATCCCTCCCCCACCCTGATTCCAGGGCGCGGCTCCAATACCCCATCTGGCGGGGTTGCTATCACCAATGCGATCTGTTTAGTTTTCACGACAATAACCTCACTCTGGAATAATCCCGGTGTCGGTGTCAACGTACCGCTCCGCAGTATGCCCCATGGCGTTGTTGGAGGCCGTCTGGGCGTACCGGTCCATACGGGTGCTTTTCTTGGCTGCGCCCACGTAGGCAAAGGTCATTGCCAAGGCGTCAGCCTCATCTGGGCTAGGGGCCCCGCGTTCCTTCATTTTTACCTTGCTTTCCAACCGGATCGTACTGTCTCGCTGTAGTTCATAGGTCCGGGTCGTTATCTGTGATATTAGGGCGTCGTCGTTCTCTATGTCAAGAATATCAAACGCTTGCCTCATGCGCCACCATGCCTCTGCGATCCGGTTGAAGTACCGGGTAGGCCGGTGGGCCCTGGCCCCGCCAACAAAGGGTATCAACTTGACCCGGTTATTAAGGCCCCGTCGGGCGAACGTTTCTCTGCACATATCGAACACCCCGGCCCCCACCCCCACGGTGTCGATTACGACCGTCTCTATGAGGGGGTCTCCCTCGACCAGTTCCAGGACTTTACCGGCCAGATGGGTGGTAGGCCGTCCGTTGATCTTGTAGACCTTCCTGGCGACTGCGCCCTGGCGGCGGTAGATCACCGAGTCATCTTCCCCGAACCGGGCCACGTCGACCCCCAGAACCGCCTCCGCCCCAGCCAGTTGCACCGTCCTCTGAACCGCTGCCTCCGCCTGGGCTAGGTTGATGATGGCATCCTCGGTATTGTCCGGGAACTCCCCTAGAACCCTGGCCTTGTATACCGGGCTGTTCTCCCCAAACCTGTCCTTCCATCCCTGGATGGACGCGATGGTCGCCAGACCGGGCACTACGATGCGGCCCTCGGTAACGTTAGGGCTATCGAAGGCCGAGACGGTTATGGGGTTGTAGAGTTCCCGAAACTGGTTAAAGGACCGGTAGAACTCCCCGGCGGTCGCCAGGGGGTTGCCGGTAAGGATCAGCCGTTCTGGGCCTAGGCTTAGTAGCGCCTCAATCTCTGTGTCCTCGACAGCCTGGGCCTCAGTTACTATGACCAGCATGTGGGGGCTATGGAAGCCTTGAATACCCGACCCCGTCCCCCCAGCGTCGGCGCTAAAGCCCTGGGCGTACCTGGTGTCACTTATCTCGTACCGGGCTGCCCTGGGGTACATATAGCCGGGGAGGCCCCCTACGGCGCCCCTGTAGCCTTCCCTGGTGTTCCTCCAGATAATGTCGGACACCTGCCGGGACGTGGGCCCGTAGACGATGGTTATGGCCTCATCGTGGACATATTGCCACCAGAGGACCAGCCGCCCGGTCGTAAAGTCCTTGCCGGTAGAATTAGCCCCCTTGACCGTGGTCTGAGTGTGGTTTTTGAGAGACCAGGCAATCTCAGCCTGTTTGTCGGTCAATAGACTGCATTGTAACTTGTACCGGAGGAACCATTCCGGGTCGTCCCAGGCATGGCGCCGGTCGTCGTACTCCCCGCCCTCCAGATGGGCCACCCGTACCAGGCTGTCCCAGTTGACCGGATTAACTAACTGAGTCAAGGACTATCTCCATCAGCATGCCGCCAGCCGCCACGACAGCCCGCTCCAAGGGGCCATTTTTATCGACTTTATCCCAAAACCTAGCTTTGTCATTGCCATAAGTATATTGGTTGTGCCTGAGTATGGCGTCAGTCACGGCGTAGCTCCTTGATGGCACAGTACCTTACTCGGTCTATAGACTTAGACATCGGGGAATTCCAGTTGACAGCTTTGACATAATGGCCCTGGAGGTTTCTTGGATTTAACGCCTCCTGGTCCCCAGGTGCATCGTTTTACCCCCATTGTGCGTAGCTCATCCTCCAAGGTCCGTATACGTTTTCCCACGTCAGGGAACCAAATCTCTAGCCACTCCAGTTCTTTATTTTTGGGATCAGCGAAAGCCCCGCACAGACATTCCCCGCTCATATGAAGTAGTTCAACCACTTGGTTTCTTGGTAATTTATGCTCTCGGCGATACTCCAGCAAGTCCTCATTGGTGAAATGGTGAATTGGTGCCACCCATACCGTGTTACCTTCTCGGCGCACTGGCTCTACATAGGCCATCCGTCTCCGTGATTCTGAGGTCCGCACCCCAGTAATAAAGAGCACACGCCGGTTTTGCCCAGCCTGTGCTTCTCGCCGTACGTCTCGTAACGGACGCTCTTTTAACCAACTATACATATACCGATGGGCACCAGGACCAGGGAAGCCATGTTCTCGGACCAAATCTTCATAGGTGCGTGGGCCGTATTTCTCAATGAGGGGAGTGCCCAACCATTCGGCAAATTCTCTGGTAAAAATCCTAGGTTCTTCCACGCCGATTCCGGTATTGATATGCACAAAAGCATCGATAGGCGGACCATAAGTTTTAGCCAAATGTGCAACAGTAGTCGAATCATTACCCCCAGACACAAGGACATAAGTTTTGATTGGATTGTAGTCTCTAACAGCCGCAGCTAATACCTCTACACTACGCTCAATGAGTTGATCCATCCGTCGCCTCCTGTGCAAACCTGTCATAATCAAACGGGGCACAACGGCCATGCTCCATATCTGACAACTCTTTAGGATGGATACCCAGGCGTTTCGCTTCTTCACGTAGGCTCATATCTCGTAGCTGCCGGTCTTTAGACATGGCGATGCCTCGGATTTTCCAGTCGGCAGTTTCCGGTGTAATCACACCTGTCCCGTCACAGGTGTTGCACGTAATTTGTATCTGGCGAAAACCCGGACAACCATATCCAACAGTTTTCCCTGAACCGCCACAATCAGAACACGTCTTATCTATCATTATTCTCCTTTCAGCACCCGCTCAATTCGGGGTTGCTGGTCTCATGGGTTACCTCCAGATCGAAGATATCACGATGAAAGGCTGGTGCCTCTTTCGGCGCAACCACGGCGGCCAATCCCTGGTAAACAGCCCTCCGCAACTGCGCCCTATCCTGATTCAACATTCCCCATGGCAAAACCTCGCCCTCTAGCGGGGTGATCCCCTGGGCGCTAAACCGAGTGGCAGTTATCTCGCCCAGGCAATTGAAGGTTATAACCTTGCTGCCCCCAAAAGGAACTGTTCGAAAGATAAACCGCCGACCGTCTCCCGGTGGGCATTGCATCCATTGTCCTTTTCTCCAAATCGGTATGTGCGGCCTTCGATACCAGTAGATCGTAACTTGATAACTACCCCCACGAGTGATATGCCGGGCTAACCTCTGTCCTCCGGTCCCTGCATACGTTTTCCCCTTCCAAATGTCTGACCATGGTTTTGCTATCTCCCCCAAGGTCATTCCCTGGGGCGCCTTCCAGCTTGTTAACATTCCTTTTCCCTCCAAAAGAAATAGCCCTGGTCTCCCAGGGCCGTATTATAACGTTTATTGCAAGTCCAGGGGGTCTTTGCCCCCGATATAGTTAGCTGCTCCCGCCTGGAGCATCCTAGCGATGGCGTCCGGGGCTACCCGGTAAATCTCGACCCAGACCTCCCGCATTTGCCAGGACCGCTCCCGAACTACCCGCGCAACCGTACCGGACTTGATAACCAACGGCGTATCCCTGCCCTGGCCCCGGCGTTCTTTCATAAGGGCCTCGACCCAGTTCTCTATGGCTAGGGCTATCTCTGGGTCCAGGACTTCCGTATCAATCGACATAATCCCCCCTTGCGAACATTTCCGGCCCCAGGGCCCTATTGTGTCCTGGCCTCCAGCAATATGGGCATATTCCAAGATCCAGGACAATGATTTTGCCGTTGTGGGCCCAGTCTACACCATAAGGCACCTGGTAAAGCCCCCAGCAGTTGTCGCAGGCCACCAGTGTATAGATCGGTCCTAGTTGCATTCCCCCAACCTGGTACCTGGCGATGAAGGTCAGTATGGCGCGGTTCCCGGCTGGGTCACTCATAAGAGTCTTGGCCTCCCCTCTAGTTGGGCTTCTACGTCAGCCCCTACTTCGGTTTCTAAGGCGCCACAAGGGCATTCCCAATGCATCGCTGGCGGTAAGGTGCCCCCGCCATCATCTGGTGCCTCAGTGGCCGTCTCAGTGCCAACCAGGGCCATATCCGAACAACACCGGGGGCATTTCTTAATCAACGCTTGTTACTTCCCCTTCTACGATCCCCACCCCGGCCAGGGCCCGCATACGCTTGTCGACCTCTAGGATCAGCCCCCGCAGTTCCGGGTCCTTGCCGAGTTCGTTCACATCATACCCCACCTCGGCTACGAACAGAGGGGTTGCCGGGCTGCTACCGGGCGGGAGTTGAGTTGGAAACATTTGTAGGTACCGTCCAATGAGTTCCAGGGCCTTATTCACTGGCTGCCGATCCCGGTCTACCAGGCCGCCTATGACATTCTCTTTTAGCTTTTGTAGGACCCAGTCGGTGGACAGCCCGGCGTTTTGAGCCTGTTCAATGAGGTATTCAGCCAAGGCCGCTTTAACTTTAGCATTTTTAAGCAACCTACACCCTTGCATGGGGGCGCTCACTGGGGCGTACCCGGCAGCTAGGGCAGCCCTTGATGCGTTAAAGTCGATAGCGTACTCTTGGACAAACCTGGTTTGTCGGTCGTTGCAAGTTGTTTTCATTTTAGTCCCCTAAGCCGTTTTAAGGCCCCTCCAGACCGTTGGGTGGCGTTTCCCCACGCCGCACCCTCTATCAAGCCCCCTATGGCCGCCTGAGTGCCACCAGGCCCCGTTCCGGCCCGAAGGATGATCCGCCAATTGGGGTTTATTACCCCCAGGCAGTTCTCCATATGCTCCAAGACCATTGTCGGGCTATACTCGTTACAAGAAAACACGTCCATAAGGACCTGGCCGTCATGGACCAGTTTAATACAAATATGGGACTCCGCTACGATGGCCCAGCATTCCCGGTACTTGGGCAGAGTGTACCAGGTCGGGCCGTTGATGATGGTCAGGCCCGCGTCCCTGACGATTGCCTTGATGCACAGTTCGACCATGCCTATAGACCTCAGTTCCCGCTGCCGGTACCCGTCGATCAACATGTGCATCCCAGTTCCTACCATGGCGGATGGGCCGCAAATGGTTTCTTCCCTTCCCAGTAGTCAAGGAATTCGTTTGCCACGGCCTCAGAGGCGAAGTAGCTAACCCCCCAAGCCCAGCCCGGTCCACCGATTATCAGGGCTAGACGCTTCCTCTGCTGAACATGACCGACCCAGATGCCGCCTGTATCCTGGGTGCCTTTCATTACGTAGATAAATCTGTTGAAATCCCGCGGGGGATCGCTGGTATTATCGGCTGTCAATTTGTTCCACCTCCAAGATCGTCATAGCTACCCCCTTCCGGTATTCTACCGGCGGGTAGGTTTCGTCTATCTGTTGCCAGGCATCGTCCTCTATGACCCCCACCAGGGCCAGCCCATCCAAGTAGGGCTTGGCCGCTCAAATCAGGTTCCCTTTGTCCCTCCGGCGCTTGGTCGGGACGATAAACCGAGTGGTTACCCTGGCACCCTGGCTAAATATCGGTGTGGGTCGTCGCATCACGGGGCCATCCTTGAGCATGAACAGGGCGACAGCCTGGTCTATGTCCGTCTCAGGGTAGCCCAGGGCCCCCCAGATCGCCCGCAGTGCCTTGGCCTTGGCAGCCTTGGTTGCTTTCCAAATGACAGCGGGGTGAATCCTGGAGTTATTGGGGTTCAATTCACGTGGGGGAAGTCCTGGTATCTCGATTCGTAGCGTCATACCGTCGCCTTACAGGTCATGCACAGAGTCACCCGCTCATCCCCGACCAGAACATCTAACGCCACGCTTTCATGGGAACAGGGCTGGGCCTGTTGTTCCCGAAACTGGGTAATATCTACGTCCCTGTTAAAATCCAGAATCGTGGTCAGTTCAGTATCAGCGTCCCGCATGGCCTTGATCGCGTCGTTGGTCCCGAAGCCCCGGAACACCTTTTCCCCGCGCCCGTCAAACTCATCTCTGGTGATGATCTTGACCTCTACCTCGATGCGGAGTCCCTGGTATTTAACCATTGGGCATCTCCCGCCACTCGCGGCCGTCCAGCAAGGCGCCAGCGGCTTTCTTACCGACACGGGCCATCGCTAGCCGCTCAGTAATATACCCAGTGCCGGAACTGGTCTCATACGGCCTAGGAACACCGTCTATCTCCAGAATGGGGCGTAGTGCCCTTCCATACTCACTGCGGCTATAGTCAAAATCTTCGTCAATAATGGCTGGCCGCCACTGCCCCCACTGCTTGAAGAAGAAGGGGACACCCGCCGCCTGGCATTGGTCCCTGGCCGACCGGAACCAGTCGGGATGCGCGGGCCTCGCGCCGGGGCCGGATTCTCCGCCTCCAATCGTCCAGTGAATTAACGGCGCTGTCCCTTGGCTATCTTGGAGACGGTTTGGAAAGCGATGCCAAAATCCGAAGCTATCGAGGTAAGCCGTTCCCCTGCGCCACGTCGGGCACGTATCTCCGCAACTTGGGCATCGGTCAACTTCGCCATGTGATTGTTCTGGCCGTTCTGATGCAGCACCCGGTCGTTGCCTAGGGCGTAAATCGAATGTGTCTGCTGCTCTGAAGGTGTCGCCAACTCCAGGTTCTCGGGCCGATTGTCGTCCTTGATCCCATTCCTGTGGTTCACCGTTAACTGCGTTGGTATCTGACCGAAGAAATGACGGTACACCAAACGGTGGGCCAGAGCGTTCGTTCTCTGATAGTTGGTCATCGAGCGTATCTGAAGGTATCCCGATGGTAGGCGATGCTCGGCCCGCCTCGGGGTCACTGGATGAAGCGTTGTAGTGCCTCTCCATTTGTCGCCCCCCTTCGTGAACACCCTCCAAATACACCCTTGCTGGTCTATCGTCAGTTCGCCACTGATAACCGCATTGTAGACAATATCTTCGGAGTTCTTCGACTTCACCATGGCTTGGATTATACCCGTAATAGCGGCGAACATCCACCGGCCCCAACGCTGGCTCATAACTCACAAACCGAACCTTGGCCGGGACACGGGCCAGCACGTCCAGGCGGGCGGCATACTTCTGGGACTCCACCGAGGTTCCGGCCCAGACGTTGGAGGGCCAGGCCGCCTCTGGCGACTTACCCATGTGGTCGGGCCAGATAAAGTTTGCGAAATGAGCCATAAGGCCAGGTCTTTTAGTAAGAACCTGGAACGTATGCTGGGGCGCATCCCGCATAACTGCAAAGATTTGTATTGTGAAACCCCAGCCAACGTCCCTATGAAACAGGTCGCCCATTGAACAGACGAAGATTCTCCGCGAGTCCTTCCACTTACATGGCTGGTAGAGCCGGTCGACGTGTCGCGTTACCTCGGTAAAAGGGTGGCGCTTGAACCGGTCGGTGATCCTCTCGGCGTAGCAGTGGTCACACCCTGGGCTGACCTTAGTGCAGCCCGTGACCGGGTTCCAAGTTTCATCTGTCCATTCTATTCCAGTTGGCATTATGCTCGATAATCCTCCGCTGTATTGATTACGAACCGGACCTCCGACAGGGCCGGGTTGGCCGAGTACATGCGGGACGCCAGCCGGTCCCCTAGTTTGTCAGCCATTTCCCGTTGTGTCTTGTTGGTCGTGATAACCAGGTGCCAGGGGTGGTTGTCCCATATCTTGGTCATTTGCTCCGCAACGTAGCCGTCGCCGCCGGCGCTGGATTTCTCCGCGCCCAGGTCGTCCAGCAATAGCAGTCGATGGGCGTAACAGTGGTTCAAAAGGGACCCTACGCTGTCCTCGGTGCCCCGGTTGTAAGTAGCCCGTAGCTTGTCCATAAGCGTGGGAACGCCCTCATACAGGACCCGCTCCCCCCAGGACAGCCAGACCCGCCCGATGGCCTCTACGATGTGAGACTTACCGCAGCCGTAGGCCCCCTGGATCACCATACGCCTTGGTCCATTGCCGTTGATCTTATCCGCTATAAATTGTAGGCCAGCGTCGACCATGTCCCTGGTTCCTTCCCTGGCATGGAAGTTGTCAAAGGTCCTGGGCCCATCAGGGGGGAAATTGGCCTGGGTTAATCGTTCCATCGCTGTAACCTGGCACCGGCAGACCCGCAACGGTTCGCCGGGGTGTTTTCCCAGCCAGGCTACGTTGAAAGGATGACCAGCAATCGCCTGAGCGCAGACTTGGCAAACGGCGTCTGAGGGTATTAGAGACCCGTCCCGATGGAAACGGGCGAAGATATCCCCCAACGACTCCATGGCGTCCGGTGCCTTGGGGTACCGGTGGTACCCAACGTCCCCTGGCTGTAGTACCTTTGGTTCCGCCATCCTCATCCCCTCCGGGCTGCCCTTTCAGCCGCATCCTGTCGGTGTTTCGCCACCGGGTCGACTTCCCTGGTTGGACTAGCCCCGTTCAACGGTGGGCGCTGTACCCACGTCCTAAAGGTCGCCCACACGTCCGTCCACTTTGGTCTACCCTTGGGTCCTTGACCGGGCCATTGGCTCCGAAGGGACGCCGCTGTTTGATTGGCGTGGGCTTCGGATATCCCTTTACCGTCAAGCCAAGTCTGGCACTCGGCATACTTTAACTCAAACCCCTCGATTGAATAAAGGTCGACGTACCAGTCCGGTAAGCCCGAACGGTCTAATAATTGCTGTATCCCCTCAGAAGGACCTGGAGATTCTATTGATGATTCTTTTCCCTTAATGCAACCTGACATGGGTGTCACGTTGCTAGTGCCAGTGGTGTCACGTTGCAAGATTGTCATGTTACAGAATTGACAGTCATCGTTGATATGAATCTGATATGAGTTTGATCGGCGTCCCGCCTGAGTCGCCCGGCGCATTCGGCACAGCGCCCCTAGCTTCTCCAATTCAGCGATCTGCCGCCAGACCGTCCGTTCTGATACTTTACACTTGTCGGCTAGGCCCTCAACCCCCGGCCAGCAGAAACCAGTTTTGTCAGCGTGGTCCGCCACCGCCAATAATACCAGTTTGGCCCCTGCTGGCAAGTCTTGGGACCAGACCCAAGTTGAAGCTTCGTGGCTCATATCGAAAGGTCCATGACGGTCTGGGTCCGTTGGGCCAAAGCCCGGCCAAGGTTTCGTTGGGCAACAATGAAATACTCTGGCTTTAATTCTATTCCAATGAACTTCCGTTCCTGTTGCAGGGCAACGTAACCCTCAGAGCCGATGCCCGCGAAGGGACTCAATACCGTGTCCCCTGGGTTCGACCATAGACGAATGCATCGTTCAATAACTTCTAGTTGCAACGGAGCGATGTGCTTCTCGTCTTTTTCTGACCGGCCCTCGGCGGCATTGAGCGTGTTGCTTTCTCTCAGGCCATACCAGACCGGATGCGCCCATTGAATCCAATCCTCATTGGAAATGTCCGGCTGAATCGGATGCAATGAGAGCCCCGGCTTCCGAAAGACAAGAATATAATCTGCCAGCCCAGGCCGTAGCCACGACGCATCTTTCTTGAGTTGTTTGAACAACAGCCCTTTGCTGTGGGTTCGGATGGCCTGAGCTTGAGGATTCTTGTCTACAGTAACATCACCATGATAGTCGAACCCGGCCTCTTGCATCAGTGCGATGATTAGACCCCGGAAATCCTTTAGCCCTATGAATCCATCGTAGGCTAATTTGGTGGGCACCTGGGCAACGTGAACAGCCACCAGTCGGCCTAGTTTAGTTATTCGCAACAGTCCAGCGGCAATGGGTCGGTACATGGCTGCAAATCCATCTTCGTCGCGGCTGTTGCCCAAGTCCCTGGGATCAGCAGAATAGCTAAATAGGTCTAGGAATGGCGGGGAGAATACTGTGAAATCTACCGACGCTTCAGTCAGTTGTAGCAGTGTCTCGGCTGAATCACCGTGGATTAAACGGTAATCGTCGGTTTCGATGGGCTCTTGAAAGGCATAGCCTCTATCTGCAACAGTATGCCCCTCCAGTGCCATCTTGTCGTAATCAGCAACTCTGCCCGCCATCGCCTGAACGGTTGCTTGATGCTCTTGCTCTTTGTGCTGTACGTTCTCCAATACAATCCTCTCTATATCTGATGTTAGGATCACCACATTGACCGGCGACTCTTGGCCGAACCGCCAACATCGCCGGATAGCTTGATAATATTGCTCATAGCTGTCTGAGATACCTAGGAACATCATGTTATGACAGTGCTGTAGATTCAATCCGTATCCACCGATGCGAACCTTGGTAATCAACGTCTGAACACTCTTATCAAAAAACCGACCAATATCCCGTATCTTGCTTTCCAGGGAGTCTGCGCCCTCGACGTTGACGCTATCGACCAGTTGCTTTTGGAGCAGCCGCCCCTCGTCGTTTAACCCGCACCAGACAACCCATTGCTCATCGGATTTGCCGATGATCTCCGCCGCCCGGTTGACTCGTTCCTCTGTTGTCATTCTTCGGGCCACCAACCGCCCCTCGACGCCAGCCATGCCGGTCACGAACAACCGCCCGGTGCAATTCGCGTAGGTTGTCTGGTCTACGTCCACGAAGATAGGCTCAACGTTCAGCGGCGGCAGATCATACCCGTTGCTTGGGAATCCCAGTTGGTCCGGCGTGGTGAACATCATGCACCATGTAGAAAGCCATTCATAAAACGCCTCGACTGCGTGGCCTTTCAATTCCCAATCACCATCACGGTTCACAAAGAAGGTCCCAAGCATCTCCCCACGGGCCATCAGGCTTAGGAATTCGGCATGGTTGCCCAGTTCTGTAACGTCATTAGGTGCGGGAGTTGCTGTGCAACAAAGCCGGTATTGCATATCCTGGTATTTTTGAATCAGTTTGGTGCGGGTCTTACCGTCCCATGATTTCAAAATGGACGATTCGTCTAGTACGATAGCGTCAATGGCCTCCGCGGGGAAATGGTCTACCATTTCGTAGTTGGTTACGTACAACCCCGGCCCATCCATATCCTCGGCGGTTCGTATATAGCTACAGGTCAGCCCAAATTTGCGGGCCTCATAGCGGGTCTGTTGGGCCACTGCCAGCGGCGCAACCACAAGCCCCCGGCCACCGATGCACCGGAGCCATTCAAGTTGCATGATAGTCTTACCAAGACCACAGTCCGCGAAGATAGCGCATCGCTCCCGCCCTACAGCCCAATGGACGATTGCCTCTTGGAAGTCAAATAAATGCATCCCTTCCCTCATAAATAAAAGCCGCCTGTGGACGACTCACCGCTGCTAGACAGTGAGCCGCTAGCAGACGGCTGTGATCTGATTCTACCATTCGGCCCCTGGCCGGTGTCAACGCTAGGCGGATGTGTGGGTTACTGTGACCTTTTGCATGGGCTGCCGAGTGAACTGAATCAGCTTGGAGTCCCCTTCAGCATCAGGCCAGGCAATCCGGTATTCCTGCAAACGATAGGCTCGTGCCCTGCCGTCCCCTTTGCCCAGGGTTTTCAGCATGTCCCACGCAACCCGATGGGCCTTGTCATACTCCAGTTTGAATTCGTGGAACCGTTCCATGGTACCGAGGTGTAGCAGCAATTCCCGATGTTCCGCTACGTCCAGAATAATCTCATCCATCTGGGTCTGGGGTTCCGCCCCAGTGCTTGCCCGTCCATTGCCAGGGGGGATGATCGGGTTGTTGGCGATATCGTCCTCTACGCCGTCCTCTACGCCGTCCTCTACGCCGTCCTCTACGCCGTCCTCTGGCGGGTCAACCCTGGAGGGCGATGCGTCAAGGTCGGCCTGGGCGCTTACGAGGTCGCCCTCCGATTCGCTCGTTGTTATCCCTTCGGCCAACCTTTCGTTCTGGGCTACCGATTCGGCTTCCTCAATTTGACGGGCTACCTCCGGAAGGTAATACTTACCATCGACGGCAATCACGTACCCCTCCCTGGGTCTGGCATACCCCCTTGTACTTACACTGGTCATAGGTCCTCCCGTTCCTCACAATTTGGCGGTTCATCCGCCCGCCGGGACCGACGATTCTAAGTGACTTCCACCGGCAAGGGAGGCTACTCCCCGCTACAGGTTGCTAACCTTTTGGTTCATCATCGTTAATAC